GTGGATAGGGGGATAAGGCAGTCTCCGCAGATTGTCTCGGTCATGATGCTTTCCTTTTCTGTGCTTTTACTACTCGCGTATCGTTGATGACCGCCCACTCACATGCTTCATGTACTGCAACAGGGTCACCTGAATATCTCCAGCGATAGATGACTCGCTCTTTGATGAGCGCTTTCTTTTCACAGACTCCGCATATCATTATGCCACCGCCGATAGTTCTGTCTTAATACCTGAAAGAATCTGATTCAAGATTTCAAGTGTCTTGAACTCAAGCCCGCCGATGGTGTCGTGTGACCATACATGCTCGCCTGTGACTCGTTCAATCTCCTTGCATAGCGCCTTGATTGCAGGCTCACGCTGTTCTTTCTGGTGCTTGCGCTGTAGATGGCGGGCATACTTTGCACCTCTGCCCCCGTCTGGTGTGGCGTAGGTTCGGCGGTGGTCTGTGGTCATTTGTGCGATGGCATACTGCCAATCGGTGCGGATATGGTTGAGGGCTACCCATTTTTGTTTGCCCTCGTAGTCCTGTATTAAGACATCACGGGTGCGCCGTTCCTTTTCATATTCTGTCTTAAGTTGTGTCTCAATGATGATTACCTTGCGCCATCTGTTGCGCTGGGCTGTCTTGAAATAAGACTCTGACCCGTTGTATTTGTCGCGCCAGTTGGCAGACTCGCTCATAAAGTAAGCCTTGCCGATAAGTAGTTCCGCTCTTTTCATTTGCTGTTCTCCTGTCGTGATAAGGCGGGGAGACTCTCTCCCCTGACCTTGTGCCTCAATGGTGGCATGAACACCCTGTCGCCGTCAACGATTTGAGGCTGTGATTTGCATCACATGTTTTTCTTCTGTCTTAATACCCAACTTTCTCGATTCGTACTGTCTGCTTTAATGATTCCGCGATGATGCGAAACTCTGCGAAATCTTCGGCGCTGAGTGTGTTCGTGCTGATGAATCCGCAAGCACCGTAAAGGTTAAAGGTCACCTTCATAGTTCGTTCTCCTTTCTGTGTCTTAAGTCCTGAGTCTGGGTCGGTTGCGTTGTATAACATTTCGTTATGCTCCAATCTGTGCGACATCGTTGCTGTCTAAGTTTGTGTCGTAAGACACACCGCATTTAGGGCAGTGCAACTCTGCCATGAACCCTGAACCATAGGTTGAGAGTTTGACCTCGGCGATACTGTCGCAGTCCTCGCACTTTGTAAAGGTTGCCATGTCTTAAGACACAACCTTCCCGCTCTTAATCTGTGCCTCTGCTTTGTTGCGCCATCCAAGCGCGATTCGATAAGCATCGGTTGAATCTTTGCAGTTGTTAATCTCTGCCTCAAATTCGGCGTGTGACATACCTGCTCGGCTGAGTGATGAGTAAGCCTCCGCCATCATGTAGCGTGCATCCATGCTAGGCACCTGCCTTTTCTGTCTTAAGAACTGATGAGAGGCGGTCATAAACGCGATTCTCTAAGTCCTTGTCTATGTAGTGGCGGGCGATGTCATCAAATACATCTGAACCCCAGCCGATAAGTAGTTGAGCCATGAGGTCAACGGTGACCCCGCCTCTTGCGTGTCCTGACATGGCGCGGATGTTGTCCAGCGTTCCGCCGATTGCCTTCTCATAATCTGCCCGCAACTTGTCCGACATGTAGGCGATAGTTCCGTTTGATTCAAAGGCTAGTTTCATGTGCATTTTGTACGCGGTTTCGTTGTTATCGGTTACCAATAGGTAATCGGCTACGAATTGCTCGCGTGCTGTTGGTTGTGCTGTCATCTGTTCTTTCTCCTGTCTTAATACACAAGAGGCGCTTTACCTCTTGCGGTCTTGCTTGGTGCAATCCTCCCACCGAATCCGCTAGAAACCTAACATTTCCGATGTGATGTTCATCACACATAACCCTAAACTTGAGGTTTAGAGTTCGCGCCCCCGTTGGATTGTGAATCCGTACCCTATCGGCGGGGGCTGTGTCTTAAGACACTAGGAGGAGAGTCTCCTTCCAAATCTCATGCGCGATGTCTTGAGTCTCGCGGTAATCCGATTCGTTTAATTCTGAGGCTAAGAGTCGGCGATTGTAAGCCTCTTGGCTCGCGCCGTCTGTTCCCTTGACCCATAGGCGGATGGCTTCATCTTGCAAGGCGGGCGGGATTAGTTTCATCAGGGCATGAAATGCCTCGCGCTCTGCCTTGTCGCCTTCTATCTGTTGAGATAGTCGCCATGTTGTAGGGGTGCCGAATCCATCTTCCTTGCGGGATTCTTCCCATTGTTCGCGGATGTTGCTCATCTTCTTTTCTCCTGTCTTAAGTCACAAGGTGAGACTCTCTCGCCTTGTTAGCGCCCCCGCTAGGTCTTGAATCTGCGCCGACTTAATCGGTGCGGGGGCTTTCTGTCTTAAGTCATGCCTCCTTGTAGATTTCTTCACATTGGTTGCATGTCACGCCGATTTCTAAGACGGTGCGAGATAGGCGGATGGTGTTCTCACAATCGCATTGAGCCTTGATGAGATTCGTGTTGCGCCCCTTCTTCTTGGCAGATTCGCCACCAAGCGCCACCAAATCAAATGCATTTGAAAGCACCTTGAGCGCCTTAGCCCATCGCTTGGCACCAAATTCTGTGAGTTCTGTTGAGGCGTGTCCCTTGCCCTTGATTTCTAGTGTCTTAAGACCGAGCGCCTCGGCTTGAGTCTTGAAATGCTTGTTGTGATATTGGTTGCTTGAGCAATCCTCGATTCCGTTCATGTGATTCATTGAGTGCGCCACCTCATGAAGAAGTGTTGAGAGAAGTTCCTCGGGGGTTGTGAAGTGTTCAAGGTTGAAAGCGATTTCTGAGAAAGATTCTTCTCCCGCCTTCCATGGTGTGAAGGGTGTGAAATGACCCTTGCGCCCCTTGAGGTCGCGGGTCACCAAGAGAGTTGCGCGGGGTGCGCCTGTTTCTGCCTTGATGATTTCATGAGCAGATTCAAGCGCCTTGGTGATTGTTGAAAGCGCCTCCGCCTTGGTTGCCTTGCCTGTTGCCTTGGTTGCTGTTGTTGCTGTCATTTCTTGTTCTCCTGTCTTGATGCCTAAACCCTTCTGGTTTAAGTCACTAGGAGATTTCTAGTGCCTCGGATTAGGCGCGGTCAAATCTTGTTGAGCGTGTGTCTAAAAAAAGTTTGTGAGATGCATCACATCCCGCATGTGAGCGTGTGTCTCAAATAGTGAGACGGCAAGTGTGCGCCCCCGCATGCATGCCCCCCGCCCCCCGCGCTCCTTGTAGGGGCAAGAGTTAGCCGCCTTTGAAGTGATAGCCCGCTCCAAATGCTAGTTCTCGCATCGCATCGCATCGGCTTTGCTTTGTTCTTGTAAGTAGATGAGTGATTGCGGTGTCGTGTTCGACCCCAGGGTTGTTAAATGCGGTGTATATGTGTATATGTGTATGTACCCACATAACTTTGATAGTCCTCGTTATGGGGCGCTGACCTGCACTTTTACTATGGCTAAAAGATTTCTAAAAAAACTTTGTAAAAAAGTGTCCAATAAAGTGTCTCTGGACACCTATAGTATAGTGAGGGGCGTAAATAATGTAGCCCCTCTGCTTACTAGCAACCAGCCCTAAGGCTGGTACCCTAATAAACGCCCTAACCTACGGCTTCCGCCTTAGGGCTACAGCCTACGGTTAGGAAAGAGAGTTTTGCGAAACGCTCCCAAAAAGTCGCGTTTCTGCTACATGCCTATGGAAAGAAAAAGAACGACTGCCGCATCCCATAAGTCGGATGCCATCAAAAAGCAAGTTATAGATTTTCTTATGCAGGGGTACTCTGTACAAAAAGCGATGGATGCCGTGGGTCGAAGTGTAAAGACCTACGAGTATTACCGTAAGACAGACCCCTCCTTTGCACTAGGAGTTGACAAGGTACGGTCTATGACCGCCCGTGGGGACATCAATAGCCCCCGTGAGGAAGTGCCTCCTTTTGCGGAGTTTTCTAGCAAGTATCTAGGCACCGATGTCTATCCACATCAACGACATTGGATTGACTTATTGGAATCCCGACCTCCCGTTGATGTGCATCCTTCCATCATCTTTGAGCCTGGGGACCCAGACCTACTGATTGTTAATACCCCACCAGAGCATGCCAAGTCTACGACCATCACGGTCAACTATGCGCTCTACGAGATTTGCCGTAACCCAAACATAAGAATCATCATCGTGTCTAAGACACAGGCTATGGCGCAAAAGTTCCTGCTTTCCATCAAGAACCGTTTAACTCATCCTAAGTACCAAGACCTCCACCTGGCATTTGGTCCACCTGGGGGCTTTGAAAAGAATTCGGATTCGTGGAAGCAGGACTTAATTTACTTGTCCTCCGAGGCAAGAGACTCAGGCGAAAAAGACCCAACAGTTCAGGCTATTGGTGTTCGTGGTCATATCTACGGTGCGCGTGCTGACTTAATCATCATGGATGACTGTGTTGACCATACCAACGCCCATGAGTACGAAAAGCAGATTGACTGGATTCAGTCAGAAGTTATGTCCCGTATTGACCAAGACGGCGGTAAGTTGTTGGTCGTAGGCACTCGCCTTCGCCCTAAGGACTTGTACTCTGAATTACGCGACCCTATGCGTTATCCAGATGAGACTTCCCCCTGGACATACTTTGCACAACCTGCAGTATTAGAATTTGACGAGGACCCTGAGAAGTGGGTAACCCTCTGGGCTAAGACCAATATGCCACCTGTCAGTGGCAAAGGTATCCCAGATGAAAATGGTTTGTACGATAAATGGAGTGGACCTGCTCTTGCTAAGAAGCGTGGTCGTATGTCGCCCAATCTATGGGCAATGGTTTATCAGCAGCAGCAAGTCCATGAGGACTCTGCCTTCCCTGGCGCTGCAGTAAAGGGTGTCATCAATGGCGCTCGCAACATCGGCATTATCCCCAAGGGTAAGGCTGGTAACAGAACTAACGGTATGGATGGCTTGATTGTTATGGCTGGTCTTGACCCTGCGGGTTCTGGGTTTACTGCAGCAGTATGTATCGGCTTAGACATCTCAACTCAAAAGCGCTACATCTTGGATGTGTCCAACCAGCAAGGCATGAAGCCTGATGGTATTCGTTCCTTGATTAAGGACTGGACAGACAAGTATCGAGTTTCTGAGTGGCGAGTTGAAAAAAATGCTTTTCAAACCATGTTGACTCAGGACCGAGAGGTTCGGGAATACCTCACAAGTAAGGGTGCAACACTTAAAGAACATCATACGGGAAACAACAAATGGGATGCAGACTTTGGTGTTGCATCACTTACTACCCTGTTTCACGATTATGAAAATGGTAACGCCCTAGTTGAGTTTCCATCAACACATCAATCCGAAGGCTTAAAGGCTTTGATTGAGCAGTTGATTACCTGGTACCCAGATGCGCCTAAGTCACAAAAGACTGACTGCGTAATGGCGTTCTGGTTCGTTGAACTGGCATGCCGAGACAGAATTACATCAACACAGTCGTACTCACGAAGGCACGGCAACTACAGCATATTTCAAACGAAGTATGACCGTCAACAACAGACTTACATAAATCTGGATGAACTAGAGGATATGTACGCATAGAAAAGGAGGTGGATGTGGCTTACTCTATCGAAAATATTAAAGAGAACTATGACCGCTACCGCCGTATTTACGCCGAGCGCGATGCTCGCATGCAGAAGGTCCTACTTGTTCGCAAGGGTTTAATGCGTGATGTCTACCCAGACTTGTTCCCAGACGGTCCTTTCTCAGACCCAATCGTAGCAAACATGGTGGATATTGCAGCCCGTGATACCTCCGAAGTAATCGCTCCACTTCCAGCATTTAACTGCAACTCACCATCTATGGTGTCAGAGACTGCCCGTAAGAAGGCAGACAAGCGTGAAGAAATTGTTAACGCTATTGTTGACTTCTCAGACTTGCAGACCCAGATGTTTAGCGCTGCTGACAGATATGTAACTTATGGTTTTGTTCCAGCACAGATTGAAATTGATTACGATGTAAAGATGCCTCGCATCAACTTCTTTGATTCAACAGGTTGCTACCCAGTAATGGACCGCTTTGGTCGTGTGCTTATGTTCTTCCAGCGCATGCAGAAGCCAACAGCAGAGTTAATGGCTGAGTATCCTGAGATGGCTCATCTTATTTACGACAAAGACAATCCTTCAACAATGTCTGAGATTGTTCGTTACCACGATAAAGACCAGGATGTTTTATTCCTACCTAACCGCCATGATTTAATCCTTGCTCGTAGCAAGAACCCAATCGGCAAAGTTCTTATTCGTGTTGTAGAACGCCCATCACTTGATGGCGAAAGCCGTGGGCAGTTTGATGATGTGCTTGCAATTCAAGTTGCAAAGGCACGCTATGCGCTTCTTTCACTTGAAGCAGCAACCAAATCTGTACAAGCCCCAATAGCAATGGGCAGAAATGACCAGGAGTTAGCCCTTGGACCAGATGCAATTATTCGTTCTGAACGCCCTTCCGAAATTCGCCGAATCCCGCTGGAAATACCTCAGGGTGCTTTCGCGCAACAGCAAGTGCTTGAAGGAGAACTGCGCTTAGGCAGCCGTTATCCAGAGTCACGAACAGGTAACATTGATGCTTCAATCGTTACAGGTCGTGGTGTGCAGGCTCTTATGGGTGGATTTGATACCCAGGTTAAGACAGCACACGCAATGTTTGCCCGCGTATTTGTTGACTTAATGGGATTAGCCCTAGAAGTTGACGAAAAAGTATTTGGCACAGAAACAAAAGACATCAAGGGTAACCGTAATGGCGTACCTTATGCGATTAAGTACAACCCAGCCAAGGATATTAACGGTGATTACACCGTAGATGTTCAATATGGTTTGATGGCAGGACTTGACCCTAACCGCGCACTGGTCTTTGGACTACAGGCACGCGGTGATAAGTTGATTTCACGCGACTTCCTACGCCGTCAGATGCCATTTTCTTTCAATGCTTCACAAGAAGAAGAAAAGGTTGACACTGAGGAACTGCGCGATGCTATGAAGCAAGCGATTGCATCATACGCACAGGCAATTCCTGCACTTGCATCCCAAGGTCAAGACCCTTCTGACATTTTGTACAAACTTTCATCCGTTATTAACGCACGCCAAAAGGGAACTTCAATCGAAGTTGCAGTTTCAGAGGCGTTTGCTCCAGTTGAGCAACCAGCACCAGCAATGCCTGAGCAGATGGGTCCAGAAATGGGCATGCCAGGG